AGCTTCTCCAGCGCCTCGCGCGCTTCGGCGGCCGAAGTCGGGTCGATGCCCTCAAACGCCGCCGCGACCTTCTTGAGCTGGTCACGCTCGCCGCGGACCTCGCCGAGCGCGCGCTTCAGGCCGCCGACATCCTCGATAGCCCAGTTCTCCTTCAGCTGCGACACCACATACACCTGGCCCTCCTGCTTCGCGGCGTCGCGCAGGCCCTCGGGGATGTCGTTGAGAGAATCAGCTACTAGGCGGATCGGCATGATGCGCGAAGGGTGACAGCTATGGGCTGCCGTTGCAAGCCCTCTAGTTGTTGCTGGCCTCTGCCCGCATATCGGCCACCTTCCGCACAAAGGCAGCGCCCAGGTCTTTCAGCGGCTCGGCCATCCAGCCGATGCCGTAGATGACGGTGCAGCTGTTGCCGTTCGGCGTGACGCCGCTGGCAACGTGGACCGTCTGGCCCTTCGCCAGCATCGCGTGCGCCAGGTCGCCGGCGCGCGCAAGCATGGCCTGGCCGAGGTTCGGGTCGGGCTTTGCGGTCACAGACCGCTGCCGACGTTGATCCAGCCGGCCGAGCCGTAGAGCTGCAACTTGTCGCTGTCGATGTTGTAGATCAGCATCCCCAGCACTGCCGGCGCAATCGCCAAGTCGCGGGCTTCATCGTCGGCGTAGGTTGGCAGCTGCAACGCACCCGCCAAAGCGCCCAACGTCGTGGAGCTCGTGGTCGCGTCGATCTTCAGCAGCGCCGCGCCTTTCTCGTTGCGGACCTCATAGGTCTTGGCCTTGCCATCGCTGCCGGTGCTGGACAGCGGAATGGCCAGCACGCTGCCGCTGGCGCCTTCGGGCTTCACTTCGAGTTCGACGAACTTGGTCATGTCAGTCCTTTTCGGGGTCGGTTGGGATGATGTCTTTGTCTTTCAGTTCTTCGACGCTGATCGGCAACAGATCCGTCGTGAGCATTTGCTCAAACGTTAGTTTGCCAGCGCGCCAAGCCGCCGCGCGCGTCGGGCCGAGAACTTCGTTTTGCACGCTCGCGGGCTGGCCTTCCAGCCATCCGCGGAATGTCGTTTCTGCCGGCACCGGGCCGTCGACGCTGGCGCGGTTGCCGATGGGCTCGCCGATGTAGGGCACAATCGTCGACCGGCAGTTCGGGTGGAGCGGCGGTAGCGGCCCCTTGCCCATCGTGAAAACCTCGCCGTCGTTGGCCGCGCACTGGATCGAGGTTCGGCTGTCCAGGGTGGCGACGAACCGGTACTTGTCGACGCCGAGCTGCTCGAAGCTGGCCTCGCGCGCGGCCGTGCTGGCGTGAGTCGCCGCCGTGCGCACTAGCGCGTAGAGCTGCGCCGGCTGCTCGCGCGTCAACAGCCCGTCGGTGAAGTTGCTGGCCTTGGTGCCGCGCAGCGCCCGGACGGTCTCGTCGGTCGACCAGCCACGCTGCACGCCGGTCTGGACCGCGTAGCGGATGTTGTCGACCGCGCCGTTGTCGCCGCCGACGAACGAGTCGAACCACTCCTGCACCTGGCCGCCGAGGTAGGGCCGGTCCTGCACCGTGCGCCATACCTGCACAGGGTCGACGCGCCTGGCGTCAGGCAGCCGCAGAACCTTCTGGGCGCTCTCCTGCACCCAGAGCGTCTCCTGGCCGACGACCTCGCGCAGGCCGTCGCGGACGTCGCGCTGGAGCTTCTCGACGCCGGCGCGAACGATGGCCTCGGCTTGCTCGATCATGCGGCGCAGTTGCGGCGACGAGTTGATGGCGACGTCGGCACCGCGGTCGGGGAACTCGGCGAGCTGCGCGGCCAGCTGACGGATCACCGGCCCGACGACCTCGAGGCGGAAGGTCTCGACCGCGTCGGCCTGGAGTCCTCGCACCGTGCGCGCGACGAGCAGGTCGTGCCGATAGAACCGCTGGATCCAGGTCGCCGCGTGCTTGCGCAGGGCGCCCTGGACGATCTCCGTCGGTAGCGGCGGCGGCTGGAAGCGCGTGCTGGTCACTACGGCATCAGCACGGCGATGCGTTCACCAATGGCCGTAACGCCAAAGAAGCTGACCGTGCCAGGCGGGCAAAGGAAGCTTGCAGTCGTCGCCGTCGGCGTGCCTTGCCCGATCTGGACATAGGCCGCGTCGGTGATCACCGTCGGCTGCGTCGAGATGACGGCGACGCGCCAGGCCAGGCTGCTGGGCAGCGCGTTGCCGACCGTGGCCGTGTTGCATTGCAGCGTCGCCAGCTGCGATGAGCCGGCCGTGGTGATGCGCTCCGGCGTTCCGATAGGCGTCGACCGCGGCACCTGCGGCAGCACGCCGTTCGTGCCTTCGGTCTGGAACTCGACGAGCGAGATGTGCGTGATCGCGGACATGGTTCAGCAGGTTCCTTTGATTGTTAGGGATGCGCAAGCCCTCGGATGAGTCACGGGGCTTCCTCGAGGTAGGTCTGCGGGCAGCGGCGAGCCAGCCAGTCGGCGTAGGTCTTGCGCCAAGAGCCGTGGCTGACGGTCGACGCGCCGCACACTAGGCACTTGGCGATCCAGCCGGCGCGGTCGACGACGCCGTCGACCATGTCGTAGACGGCGCACAGCTCGCCGACACCGCCGCACCGGCAGCGCTGCGGCAGGCGGCCGGTCTCGTCCGGTGTCACGCTTCGGCCTCGTCTTCGGCCTCGTCTTCGGCGCTCTCTTCGCGCTCGGGCTGCGCCGGCGACGCCGCCGCGCGCTCGCGCTCGACGCTGGCGATCATCGCCTGCATCTGCGCTTCGAGGCCGCGCTCCTGGCGCAGCTCGATCTCGGCGGCGAGCGCGTCGGCGTCGTCCACCGTCGAGAGCACGCCGCGAACGGCAAGCTCGCGCAGGCCGACGTTCAGCGGGATCTGCCTGGCATTCATCAGCTGGACGATCACCGGCACGTCGGTCGCCTTGCCGGCGATCAGCGACGAGTCCCGGTACAGCGTCCAGTCGAAGTCCTCGGGCAGCTCAACGCCGGCCCAGGCCGCGGCGTACTCCATGGCGGTGTAGACGGCCCACTCCAGCGCCTCGATCCAGCGCTGCGCCTCGCTCTTCTCGTTGCTGTCGGCGCGGACCTCGCCGGTGGCCGTAGACGGGCCTGCGACGGCCATCAGCGGCTGCATCCCGAGCGCCATGCACCGTTCCTCGATGCGCTTGATCTCGACCTCGCCGGCCGCCAGGGACGTTCCGGCGATCTCGGTGAAGCTGACCTCGAGCGTGTCGCTGCTGTCCGTGATCGTCGCGCCAGGCCCGACCTCAGGCTTCGCCTCGGCCATCTGCGACGACGCGCCCTTGATGGTCAGGATCGGCGACCGGCAGTAGTGCAGCGCCTCGCCCTGCATCGACAGGCTGTTCCAGTGCGCGACGTTCTGCCAGGCGAGGTCTTCCATCGGCGGCTCGCCGTGGAGCGCGCCGACCTTCTTCGTGTAGACGGCAACGAGCGGGATGCCGGGGAAGCCGTGCTCCCACTCCTGGACGAGCCGGTAGCCGGCGAGGTACTGGCGCTCGGCGTCGCGCTCGCGGTCGGGCGTCGTGTCTGCGCCTTGGCGGAACCACTGTTGCACGGTCGTCTCGGTCCAGACTTCGACCATGTCGCTGAGCGTGTCGTAGCCGAGGTTGCTGGGCGTGTAGAACCAGTTGCGAAAGCGCAGCTCGGTGACGACCTCGGTGCCGTTCCGCATCGCAGTCTTGCAGCCGACTAGGTTGTCCGGCTGGATGCGGCGGAAGTACGGGCGCGCGTCGATGGCGTCGGCCTCGGGCAGGCTCATGCCGGCGGTCGGCACGTTGTCGACGAGGAATAGCCCGACGCCGCGGTCGACGGCGTCCTCGTAGATCGACTGCGCGAACGACGACAGCGAAGTGCCCTGGCGGTCGGCGTTGATCAGCAGGCGGTCGAGCGGCGGCGGCAGTTCGCCGCTGATCACGGGCGGCTTGGCGAACGGCAGCGACGCGATCTTGCGCACCGTTCGGTCGTAGATCGGGAACAGCACCGTGCGGCGAAGGCGCTGCGTGTAGCGGTCTGGCGTCCGCTGCTCCTTGCGGCTCGCCGGCGTGTACTTGACGCCAGCGTCGCGCATCGCGCGCGTGCCCGACCGAAGGATGCGGACCAGTTCCCACGACTGCTCCATCTCTTTGCGGGGACCGGACCAGTTGCCAACCGTTTCGGGTGTTGCCATGTCAGTAGTCGATGCTCGTGGTCCGCTCGGCGATGCCGAAGGTCTCGGCGATGTAGTAGCCTAGCGCGTCAGTCAGGTGAGTTAGACCCTTCGCTTCGCTGCCCTTCTTGTCGAGCTCGCC